AAACCAAACAATGCGTTTAGGCCCGGGAGCAACTCTTTAAGTAGTTGACTGCGTGAAATTGCCATTTTTTATTACTCCTTACAGGCCAACAGCATTTAAGTAGCTGTGTGCGCTTGGGTTGAACTTAACCAACACGTCTGTGTAAGTGTCGCCGGGGGTAGAGGCGAAACCAACAATACGGAAGGCTGCGGCAGCAGTTTGAACAGTTGCATCCAAGGCGCTAGTAGAGTTACCAGTACGAGTAGAACCCGTAGAGGTGCTCTGCACAGCAGCAAAGAATGTGTTATTGCCCAAAACAGTCTGTGCACCAGAACCATCCAACTGAGCTTGGAACACTACGTTAGAGTCAGTAACGACCTTAGCAGTGACCACACCAGTTGTACCGGCAGGGTAGTACTGAGCGTTAATTACTTGACCTTGAGCATTTACATACTCGCAGCCAACGAAAACGCCAATAGCGCCAACGCCAGAACCACCAAGGTTATTGGTAGTGATGTCTGCACCGGTAGCGGCAGAGATAGCCAAGTAGCCATCAGCGCCGATAATTACGACTTGACCGTTAAAAATGTTAGTGGCTTCGCCAGTAGGGTCGATCAGAAAAGTTTCTGTCGCACCAGCGTAAGGCATGCCATCAACGCGCTTGACGGGGATTAGCCCGTAGGGAGAAGCGGTAGTTGCCATTTAAGGACTCCTTTATTTAGAACCTGAACCAAACCCACCTTTGCTGGAACTCGACTTTCTGTCTGAGAACAACGGCATCCGGGGGTCACTGTTTCGCATGAAGTGGTTGTCCACTGATTCCATCTGGTTATGCGCCTGATTGTTGTAGTAATCGTCTCGGGCTTGTGCCATTTCGGTAGACATCTTGCAAAGCATTAGTCCACCAATTTCCACATTGCCTGAAAGATCTGCTCCAAACAGCATCAATTCCGGATGGTCGGCTGCTCTTACCGGTACCCAACCTTCACGCATCTTTTTGGATACGTTTGTAGGATCGGCCTGTCCCATGATGTGCGTAGCAATCCATCGGAAGACAAATCCCGGTTCGGGAGTAGGGTCGGGCAGCGCACTCGCTGGCTGATAAACAGCGCGAGCAGTTTTTTCGCGTGAGGTAACTTCACGAGGTGTACGGTTTTCAGCCATTTGATCTCTCCATCTTTGCCAATTCAACAGCGTATTGCTGCGGGGTTAATCCAAACTTTTTTGCCAATGCTACTTGCGTTGGGGTTAGTTGGACTTTTCTAGCTCCTGTCGAACGAGTCGCCGGAGCTACAACCGTATTTGGCCTTCTAGGGGCATCATTTGACCTCGGCCTGTCTTCGGGCTCCCCGAAAAATTCGTGGAACGTAGACTTCATGCGAGCGTTTATTCGCTCGAAATACTCATCAGAGCGGGGATCAATCCCCGAGTTCACTAGCTTCTGGTGCAGCCCTAGTGCAAAGCTGGTCATTTCTTCGTTTCCTGAAGCGCCGAACCACTGGTTTCGTGCCTGCCAGCGCAGTGTTTTTTGGTCGACTTCTTGCTTACTAGATTCGTATGGTGTAGTTTTTACCTCATCTGCATCAATTTGTAAAGGGGTAACTCTAAATTTTTCTGCATCCCGCATCTCTAGCTTAGCTTCAAGAAGTGCTTCTTGAGCGGCAATGATGGCATCTGGATCAAAAGATTCGTTTGCTTCCTTCAGCGCACGGCGTGCGCTCTCGACTCCAGAGTTGGCTACCTTCTTCATGGAATCGGCGTACTGCTCGCTCCCACTGTTCACATACTGCTTGAGTTTTTTATTCTCTTCAACCATATGCTGTGCAAGACGCTCAAGCTCTTGCTTCTCTCGCATAAGGGCTTCTTTGGCCCGACGCTCATCATGACGGGCGTGGGTAAGTTCTTTAATTCGTTTCTGAACGTTGCCAGTGTATGAATCAATTTCTTCTTCCGTGGGATCAGCAATCTCACGCTCTAAAGGCTTGCGGCCTCGATCCTTTTCAGGGGTGTCATCGACAATTTCAACTTCAAGATCATCAGATTGCGCAACGGCATCCATGTCTTTTTCGTCGATCTCGTCCGGGAACTCGAACTTATCTTCCATTTTCACTCCTTAAGCGCGGCTTAGGCCGCGAGGGTCTTGCACAACAGCCTCAACTTGATCGTCATTAATCAAGCGAAACTCTTTTCCGTAGATTTTGAAACGCGTACCGGAATACGTACGCACGAGTACAAAGTCCCCAGCCTTACACCACGGTTCCCCGGAGAATTTGGCTTTGTCTTTATACGCGTCTGGGCCCACTCGCAAAACAAACAGAGCCGTTGTGGCATGCTCTTCTTGTTTCAGAAAGGCGTCAGCTTTTACGATGTCGGAATTATCGAAAGTATCCGTAACATCGGGCACAACACACAATAACTTCCACCCTTTAGGTTCGGGCAACGACGTGGCTTTTTCCTCGTCTGTTGCTTTGTCTTTGGGGGCATCCATTTTTTGGAGGTGCTTAGGTAGGGTTAAACCCGGAGGCAGAATGATTTCACTCATCTGATTTTTCCACTTTCTCAGCAAGGTCGAGGAGATGACGCTCTGCGGTAGCCAGACCTTGGATAACACCACAGAGTTTTTGATATTCGTCGAAGCTGCGACAAACCCCACCCGCGCAGTCATCTGCGTAGTTGTTCATGTCGGTGCGTATTTTTTCGCGCAATACGCGTGCGAAGTCTTGGATCATCGTTGTTGACTACCTCGTTTTTGTGCATCTGCACGGGACTTTGCGATGTCGATGCCCATTTGGACCCCGGAACGTTCTTGATCGGATGCTAGTTTGGCCTTGGAGTTTTCCATGTCAATTGCAACTTTCATGCCCTGAAGCTCCAAATTGCCCTCGATCTGACGCTCTTTGAGTTTTAACTCGTCGGCATCGCCTGCGGCTTCGACCTGTAGTTTCTGCTGCTTGAGCTGTAACTCTTGCTGTTTGATTTGCAACTCTTGTTGCTGCATCTGCAACACAGGGTCTTGTGCTTGCTGCTGAGCCTGCTGCTGGGCAGCTTGGGCTTTATTCTGCTGCAACACCTGCTGGGCGGCTTGCGCCATCATGCCGGACAGAGCAATCTCGATCTCTGGGGGCAAGTCCTCGTCGTCCGGCGGCAAAGCCATGCCAAGCTGCTGTTCGATCTTCTGGCGGTAGCCAAAACCAACGTGCTCAGCAACGTGCGCCATCATGGCTGCCTGCAACATCTGGGCTTGCGGGTTCTGTCCGATTAACTGCATGATGATCGGATCCTGCATTGCAGACATGTGCACGGCAATGTGTGCCTGATGGTCTTGGTACTGAAACGCCTTTACTGGGGAGCCCTTAAGCACCGCTTGGTTCTCTGTAACTGGATCTTTAGGCTTCTGGTCATCTGGCAGGGGCACGAGCTTGTCTGCGTTCTTAATGCCTAGCACGTCCAACATACCGCGGTGCAACTGAGGCAAGTCGTAAATCTGCGGGGCAGACTGCGCCAATTGAATGACTGCTTGGTACTGCACAACCCGCTGAGACAGTGTGGCGGCATTGGGGTCGCTCACAGGCAGGATGTCTACGTTGTCATAGTCGCTACCTTTGGCTCGGGCTCCTTCTACACCTTCTTCTCCGTCTGGCTCGTAGTCGTATTCATTAGGCGTGTAATCGCGGATGATGCCCGCCAGCAATTGGAGTTCTTGCTTTAACGCAAAATGGACGCGGGCCTGAACAGCCGTCATCACCTTCAACTGGCGTTCCAACAATGCCAGAGTTGAGCCTACAGGGGCATTAGCTCCCATATCAGAGACCTGTAGGTCGGCAGTAGCGGCGAAGCGACGGCCTTCCTCAACCACAGAGTTCAGCAATGTGAACAGTACCTGTGATGGCTCTTTATATGGTAGGGGCAGTATGTTGTCCCGTAATGTGCCTGAGCCTACGTCTGCATCGCGGAACTCGCCCGGGGCGATTGGGGTGTCATCTCCCTTGATCCGAAGACCCCGAGACTTCAAGCCCCCCGGCAGGTTCGAGAGCGTACCGGCGTCAATCAACTGCCGCATCAGTGACGTGGCGCTGTTAGCAAATCCGCCGATCAGGTGGAACAGACCAAAGCCGTATGCGCCAAAGCCGGGGATGTATTGGTAATGCACGAAGTGCTGGCGCTTGAGCTGCAGATCATCATCTGGCCGCCAGTTACGGCGGATCGCCAACACCATGTTAGTGCCGCGCACCATTGTGACCACGTACGGCAGCATAATGCCCGTAGGCTCGCCGTCTTTGTCTAGGTCTTCGTACCCCGGGATGTCTAGGTCAACGTGGCACTCGTACAGCGTGAACCGATCATCGTTGATGTCGCTGAAGCCTGTCTCTTTATCCTTGGCCTTGTTTATCTCATCGGTCGCCTTGTCTGGCTCCCCAATGTCTTCGTCGCGGTAGAACCTGGCAACCTGCAGTTTCAGGATGTCGTTCTTGGTCTTACGCATGACGTGCGTGACGCGGTAGCAAGTCTGGATCTCTGATGTGCCGTATGGCAACAAGATGTCCTCAGCGGGGACAAACACAGACACTTGACGTCCCAAATTGGGGTCAAAGTAAACTTTCTTGAACGCAGAGCCGGTGGCGGGGAGTGACCATAACATGCGCTCGTGCTCTGGGCGGAACTCCTGCATTACGTCCGTGAGCTGGTGGTTCATGTCATTTTGGACTCGAAGACTCGCCGATTTCTTCTCTGGGGTCTCTTTTCCAATTATTTTCGTGCGCACCGGCCCCTGCGCAGGGAACGTCTCCGTGATTGTCTCGCTTTGAAAGCGTACCACGGCTTCGGTAATCATGGGGTGAAAAACACCACTTGCCCCGTTCCAAGGCTCGGTGCGCTCTTCGATCTGCAAACCCATCAGTTTCAGGCCATTAACATAGGCCTTCTCCCAATCACCGCGTGAGTTCCGGTCTCCATCAATGTCGCTGGACAACTGCGACGCAAGCTCCTCCAGCACACTATCGGGTAAGTCCTCGGCCAAGTTGGCATCAAACTCATCCCCAGTAAAGTCGTCTTTACTAATAGTAAGCTCCATGTCGCCTATGCCAATCGTCACCTCTTCAGGGTCCACGATCTCTATCTCAATACCTTCTTCGGGAGCCAGCCCTTCTAGGCCCATAGGTGTTTGGTATAGCGATTTATCAATGTTAGTAGCCATCAAATATCCTTAGTAGTAAGCGGCCCGGCGGGGCGCATGGTAGGGGTCGTCTTTCTCATCAGAGTCCAATGAGATAAATCCGCCTTGTCGGTAGCGCAGCAGTGCTTGTGTGGTCGTGTCAACGTAGTCGTCGTGTTCGCCAACAGGAAAAGATGCCATTTCTTCTATCACCTCACGCGCCCATCGCGTATCTGGTGCCCAGATTTTACCGCTGCTGAATAAATCAGCAACCGCATTTAGCCGCACCATCTTATCGTTTCCACGGCTTGGTGTAAATTCTTGGACTGCGATACCCATTGCTCGTAATTCTTGAATCAGGGGGGCACCCGCCGCCTTTTTCTCCACTACAAACGCGTCAGGCTCCCACTCCATGTAGTGTTTGTACGCTACTTGCTTCAGTTCGGGGAAGGCCATACGGTCTTTAAACGCATCAAGCAGGATAACCTGCGGAGCATTGCCCTCTTCCTCGTTATAGAACACGCCCCACGTCGTACAAGCCGAATAGTCGGCGGTGTTCTTGGTCTCAAAGGCCGTATCCCAAGACTGGATGATGTAATCGCACTTCGGGGGGTCGTCTTGAGGCCAAATCCGCCAATGTTTACGCGACACGATGGCACTATTCTCCGATGTGGGCTGCTGCATGTACTGCGCGTTCCAATACCGGGGGTCTAGCGAGGCTTTGGTGGACTTTAAGGACTCTAGTGACCATTGATCCGGCCACAACGACTTCTCGTCTTCCTCGTCCTCGTTCAGAATGGCAGGAAGCTCCACGATTTCCCAAGGCACAGACTCTGGGTTCTTTATCTGGTAGTCAATCAGACGTCCTGTTAGGTCTAGGAGCGACCAACGCGTCATGATGATGATAATGGCCCCGCCCGGCATTAAACGCTGTAGCGGGCCTGTCTGGAACCACGACCATGCGGTATCAAAAGCTAAGCGCGAGTTCGTTTTGACGTCTTGTTCCGAGTGCGGGTCATCAACAACAAACAGATCGGCACCGCGACCAGCAAGAGCGCCGCCCACACCAGCAGCATAGTACTGACCCCCAGCACTTGTAGACCACTTACCAGCCGCTTTTTGGTCATCCGCCACCATTGTGTCTGGGAAAACTTCATGGTACTCCTCAGAAGCAAGCAAATTTCGGATGCGACGACCAAAATCCTCGGACAGACCCGCAGTATGCGTGCCCATGATGATCTTCTTATTAGGGTATTTACCTAGAAAGTAGGCCGGAAACAAGTAGGAGCTGAACTCGGACTTGCCCATACGTGGCGCGATGTTAATAATCACCCGCTTTTTGCGGCCCTCGATCACGTCCGTGAAGATCTTAGCCAGTTTCTTGTGGTGTGGGCCTACTTTAAACCCCGGATACACCGCGTTGGCGAACCCTAGCACGCTGTACTTGGCTGCTGTGAGACTGGCACGCTTCTCTCGGACCTCTAAATCGTCCAGCAGCTCCATCTTTTCTTGGACGGACATGTGGGGCAGTGCACGCATAAGCGCTTCTAGCTCCAACTTAGTCAGCGTTGTCAGGTTCTGTAGGTTCATCAGGTGGGGTTAGGGGTTCTTCTAGCTCAGACTCGACATCAATCACATCCACAACACCCATAAAACGGTTGAGCTTCTCTTTAATACGTTGCTCAATCTCTTCGTCCGAGGCGTCGACCTTCTTGATTTCAATTTTTTCGGTAAATAGTCCGACCTCTGTGACCTTACCTAGTAGGCCGAGCGCTTTGAGGCGGATGTTTGCGTTGGGGTTTTGTGTCTCCTCAACAAGTTTAGCTACCGTATAGCCGCGCAGTTCTTTTGCCTGTTGTACAAATTCCCAATCGTATGCTGTGAGCATACCTGTAATGTGGCGTACTGCTTCTGGTGTTTTAATCTGCACCAGCTTTTGCTTTTGTTCTTTGTCGGGCTGGGCTGTGACCAATGACTGAAACGCTTCGCGTGCTGTGGCTGTCTCAAGCTGGTCAATTATTTCGTCGTCTGTATCAACACCGAGTTCTTGCAACCAATCTGCGGTGGCAACTTGCGCAGACAACACTTCGTCCGCACCGGCTTTATCCAGCGGTTTGAAACCTTCCGAAGTGGTGGTCTCCGGACCAAATTGCACCAAATGATCTAACATAAACGCGTAGGCCTTGTAACCTCGATAGGTGTAATGTACACTACTTTTGCACGGGTGCGCAAGCAGTCATGCTTCTCCTTGGTTGTAAAAGACCTTAGCCCGCTTAGCGCGGGCTTTTTTTCGCCTCGTGTTTTTCCAAATTTTTATAAAATTTTTAGGGGCAAGCCATTAGGAAGGTACCCGGGGGTGTTGCTGTGGTGGCGAAATTGTATAAAGTTTTACAAAATATTCTGTGCGGCTAAGGAATAGTGTTGTTGTATGTCGCCGCCATGTTGTCATAGTTTGGGGCATGGGGGTAGGGTGGGGTCACGGCTGGCTGTCTAGGGTTCTCCACAACCCGTTATGGTATAATAGAGGCACTCGTTAGGGAATAGTCCGTATCGAGTACGGGGACACGTTGTCCCCATTCAACTGGAGAATCAATCATGACTAAATCAGTCAACACCGCCGCATACGTTGCCTTAGACAAGTTCGCAGGGGCAATGGACGGTGCAAGGGTCGCACTTGTTAAAGCATTGGGTAAGGCGGGTATCACCACGCTAGAGGCCGTCAGGCCTGTGGCCATGGAGTGGGTATCGGCACGCACTAAGTGCCGCATTGTGAGCGGTGCTGGCAAGGCAAAAGGCCGCATGGTGCTCGATGCTACGCATCCCAAGTACGAGGCGGCCAAGAAGTCTTTGCAACGTGTGCTGGAAGCCTTTTCACCCAAGCCCAAGTCAGGCAAGGCAACGGCTAACAAGTCTGACCCTATTAAGTTGCTGGTGATACGTTACCAAGCGTTAACTAAGGCAGAGCAAAAGCGGTTCCTCGCATCAATCTAATGCGGGTTTTTCTGGGCGGGGCTGGCAACGAGCCTCCCCGCCTATTTCATTTTCTGTCAATCGGGGACTTCATGTCCCCATTCTTTTCTGGAGATTTTTATGTCTGAACAACTTCTTCTCAACGCCCTAGTCTACCTAGGACGTATGTCCGAACCGAATTGCGGGGAGATTGAACACTACTTATGCGATGAAGAAATCGAACATCTTCGCAG